ACAAAAATAGGAACTCCTGTTGTTAATATGCCTGGTTGTGTCAAAGCACACAAAGAAAATGCTAAAAATCCAGCAAATAGAAATAAAATGCTGGTAGATAACGATCCTGAAGGAAACGTTGTCTTATGTGATAATGGAATGCCTTATTATAATCCACCTGACTATGATTATAGAGATTTAACTTGGAGAACTATCTACGGAGAAGCACCAGTAGCACAAGGTATAGACACAGGTGATCCACCTCCTCCACCAGACACTCCTAGCACTCCAGGTGCTCCTACAACACCCATAAAATCAAAAGAGGATGTTCCATGCCCTCCACCCAATGCAAGACGTGAGGGAGATTTAAATCAAGCAGGTACAGAAAAAGTAACAGGATATGAATTACAAAGAGATCCTAATAACTATGAACAATTTATTTGTGTAACCTTATGGGAAGATATTTCATTTGCAGAAAGATATTTACCCTCTGTTAATGTCGTAACAACTACGGCTGGGATTGCTGCTGTGGCGACAACATCCGCCCTACTTGCCAAACCCCTAGCAGATTTGCTCCTGAAGGTGATAAAACCTGTCGTGAAGAAAGCTCTTGCGAAGGTTCAGAAGATGCTTGGGAAGAAGGAGAAGATTCTGTCTCTTCAAGAGAGGAAGTTGAAGCAGAAGGAGGCGAATGCTGCTGTAAAGGCTGCTCGTCTCCTGAAGGGAAGTTAAGTTGAGGTAAATCGTGTGAATGAGGTAATATCTTACCAGGTGGTGTAACAACTACCACATCTGCACATACACTATGATAAGGTGATTTAGGATGGAACATAATTCCAGCCTTCATCAATTCGCCACAATTTTTAAGACGAGCTATTTCAAAGTCTAACCGCTTATTAGCAGTCAATTGTTTTTGTTGCTCTATTTGAGTAGTTGCAGCCTCTTTACACAATTTCTGTAATTTCTTATCAAGTGGTATTGATAGAGTAGCAGATAATCCAATATTAAAGTTGTTATTAGCAACCATATCAGTTCTTACTGGTTTATCCCATATCTTTTTACCAGGATTATCTGGTATACCATCAGGGCCATCTACCTCTATCTCATACGGCATATCAGCACCATCAGGATAATAACGAATAGGATTTCCATCATCGTCTAATATGATACTTCCATCAGGATTTTGTTTAACGCTATTATCATACCAATCCTCTTCAATAGGTATCTTATTTCCATCATCATCTAACAAATAATCACCCATTGTACCATCAGCATTATTCGGACCTCTCTTCCATCCATCATACCAAGGATAATTCTTTACAGTGATAGTCTGGGTAGTTATCTTTCCAGTAAAATCCGTATTATCATACTGTGGTTCTAGGTAATGTCTCTCAAATGGATCTTTCCATGAGTTACTATACTGAATATATGGTGTCGCATTAAAAGTCGAACCTTGACAAGATATCTGATTACCGTAAGTGTTAGTTACATATGGACCTTGTAAAACCTGAATAGCTTGGTTCGTTACTGAGCCAGAACTATTGGCTATAGGATTAGCAGTTGCTGATACTCCACCAACATTCTCTGCTAATGCAACGGTGGGATTAACTAAACTTAGTAGTGAAGCCCCTATTGCGTAAAGGTGCTTGTTGTGTCTGTGACGCTTTTTATAGTTGTTACTCTCTGTATTATTGTTTGATTTGTCATCCCTGGCCCAGAATAGCTTTGAGTAAATTGAAATGCTCCTCCAGGATTTGATATGGTGAAACTTCCTGCACTGTCCATATCCAAAGAGTCGAACGTACTCGTCAATACGCCCGTTGCTCCGTCGCTGCTTCCGTTTGTTCCTGTTTGTGGTGTTATTGACACCGTGGAATTGTTGACGTTGGGATTCAACGGTTGTCCGTCGTTTTCGATCCCATGGCCAGTCACTGTGTATTCCCATCCTGTCCTATAATCAATGGAATTTATGGTTTCCGTTACTGTAGATTCAGTTTCGGTATGGCTCGTCATAGAGCCTTGCTGAAAATTGGGGACCACTGGCACTGCTCTCGCTGCACCAGTACTACCTAACAATACTAATATAGTTATAAGCCTTTTCATGACCTATTTTATCTTACTGTAACCTCGGTTACGAACTGAGTTGTAGCTGAAGTATTAGCTCCACCAGGTGCCACAGCACTAAAAGCGTGTGAACTAGATGTTTGACCAGCTAAATTACCAACTGTTCCTCCTGCCGTACTGACAACATTACCAAAATTAGCAGTCTCGCCAACTGTTACAGCACTTGTAGGAACTGCATCGGCTTGAGTGTAGGCTTGGCTAAAGCTGAAAGTTGCACCTGGAACATCCTGAGTTGCTGAAATTGTACCAGGAGCATATACACCTGATGTTATGGTTCCAGCAGAAATAGTATTAGCAGTAGTACCATCAGTGGTATCGACACCACTACCAGAAATCGAGAAAGATGACCCAATTCTCTCAGCCGAAGTATGGGCTCCTCCTACGCTCAATTGCACACTAGATGCATATCGAGTTGTAATATCGGCTCTCGCTGTAAGCGGAGCACTCATCAATAACATTATTAAAGGAATAAACCTTTTCATTAGAATTAGTGCTTTAAGCCTCTCTATTTAGGCATTTTTACTTTGTCATTTCTGATACAATCTACCACCTATATCATTGTAGACATCAGATAGTTTTGTACGCACTGGTGGTTCAAAGTCATATGTAAAATATTGACGACCTCTTCTAGGCACTTGAGTCTGCCATCCCTGACTATTAATCCACCCACTCTCACTAGATGTAGTGTATTTGTCCACTTCATCCTCATTTCCATCCCATAACCAATCAGTACAAGCATCAACAGTAAATATAGGAACCATACAATTCCATGCTGCCATTCTAAGGTAAGCATCATGCCATTTCTCAAATACTAACCATGATGGATTACTTGGATCGGTTTTCCCACCATTAGTTGCATGTAATATTACATCAAGAATTCCTAGTTCTTTGTATAGTGTAGTAATAGGTTTAGTAGATGCCTCTGCATATCCCCACATATCATTACATATCAATCCAGCACCAAGACATTGTTTCTCATCATCTTTAACAAGATCAATAATAGTAAATGAATCTACTTGTGGATCTCTGCCAAGAGCAGTTTCCATATCAACGCAAAGAGTCTTGTATGTAGCACCTCTTAGTATACCATCAGAATCATAATGTCTGATTTCATTTCTATTGATTATACCTTTCTCTTCTGGTTCTACAAAATTGGTTCCTAAGTGTAAATATATTCCTGCTGCTTTTTGAGCATCTTCAATCTCTTTTAATCCATCTTTAATTTCATCTATATGGGTAATCCACTCACGATCCCATCCTGATAAAGCAGCTTCTGGTGTTAAAAGATGATCTACTTTGTTTTCTTTTGCCCAATCAATTGCTTTTAAAATTTCTTTTTTGTTAGCTTGTATGTTAGTTCCTACAGGAATTTGAGCACCACCAAATCTAATCATAACCGTAATAATTAAAATTAATAACTTGTCTGTAAGAGTCGGAAGATGTAGTACCGCTATGCTGAGTATCTCTAGGAAAAATTACTATGCGATTAGCAACACTTTTCACCTTATAACCATCCTCAAAGTATGTATAACCGTTGCAACTATTGATATAATAGACAGCAGTATAATCACCGAAACTTCCATCACGATGTAATCTTTGTTCTATAATATTTACATTCTTAGGTGAGAAATTTGCTTTAATTCTAACCCAAGATTGTACTTTTAATCTAGGTGCAAAAAAATCAGCAATCTCTGGAGTGAGACAAATATCATTATGAAATTTACCTTCTGCCCATATAGGACTCACCATTTGGTATTTGTTAGGATCTAATCGATCATCTACATTAACTACATGATCATTATAAAACCAAGGAATAACATTTTGAAGTAAGAATACTACTCTTTCATGATCTTTCTTGGGTAGAAAATTATCAACTACCTTCATTATTATTTGTTCTATACATCCTTTCCATCACTTCATCTAATTCAGACTTGTGAAAGATAGGTTCGTCAGCACCTACAATACCATTTTGTAATGGCCAAACAAATCCATCTGCTGTGATGGTAAAATAATCCTCAGGATGTTCTTCAACATCTATACGAGGATGATCGTCTCTAGACATTTTTCTGTACCGATTTCCAGTCTTCATCAAACAACTGTAATCCTTTATCAGTTAGTACATGATTATACATCTTATCAAATACTGCAGGTGGCATTGTAACCACATGAGCACCATTAGCAAATGATTGAGATACGCTATTTACATATCTAATCGAAGCAGAAAGGATTTCTGTGCATTTTACATTTTGAATATTATATATGTGAGATATTCTTTTGATTAAGTCTAATCCAGCAATTGAATTATCATCAAGTCTACCAACGAAAGGAGATACATATCTTGCTCCTGCTTTTGCTGCTAATATTGCTTGTGCTTCATCAAATATTAATGTGACATTGACCGCTATTAATTGTCTAGATAACTCTTTACATACAGCAAGACCATCAGGTGTACAAGGAACTTTGATAGTTGCTTGCTTACCAAATTTTTTAGAAAGTCTCAGACCCTCTTCCCACATTTCTTTTCTACTACCAACGACCTCCATACTAATATCTTCTATCCCCAAGTCTATGAGTTCTTGATACACATCTTCTGGATTACGACCACTCTTCATAATAAGAGTTGGATTTGTAGTTATACCATCAATAAGTCCAGTAGCGTAATACTTAGTAATTGTTGCTGTATCAGCAGTATCTAAAAAGATTTTCATGCGTGTAACCCCATAGCGATTTTTATAAATTGGAACTGAGGATCAAACCCCATAATAATTTTACTAATTCCTATTGATAATAGGAATGAAAAACAAATTACTACATCCCACATTTTGTTCTTTATATAGAACGGTAAGGCAAGTAGTTCAAAGACTACATTAAGCATAGCACCAAAAAGAGTGCTTACATGCAATGTAACAAAATATCCTAATATTATACCATATGTCCCTATCATTCTAGCGACAACAATTAGTCTATCTGTCTTCATCTACTAATATTTCTGTATATACGATTTCATCTTCATCTAGTGTTGTTCTAACAAAATTCAACACATTCATAAATTCTGTGAAAGTTTCACTTTCAAGTATCCTTCTATCTCCCTTACTAGAGACGCAACATACTCTACGAGAGCATACATCTACAACAACTTTTTCAACGAATTCTTCGGTCATAATAAATCACATGATAAAAAGGAGGGAGGTTGGATTCCTGTATACCAACAAATAACGGGCATTACTACAGAAGTAAAATCGTTATTGCCTGAGACCCGATTGGTTGATCGGTTCTACCTCTCGGCAGCAGCACCACCTGTGTCTCATCACCTTAACCAGCAGTTGCCAGTAAGTTTATTCAGTCACTCCCATGTTGCGTCCAACAAATATATTATAATACTATTTTATGAAACTGTCAACACCCTATCTGTAGGTAAGAGTGAATTACCTGTAGCTCCTGTCAATTTAGTTCCAGATATAGTAAATGTCTGACCACCTATTTTTATTTTTAAAGTTCCTTGTACCTCTAACGATCCTTCTACAATTACATCACCAGTTATGGTAGCTTTACCAGATACATTTAGATTACCATCAACATTGAGATCACCCTCAAATTTTGTATCAGAAAGAAAACTAGTCTCATCAGGAAATTCAACTGAACCACCTAGTACAGTTTTTTCTGTGCCATCTTTGGATTTAGTATATCCCATAATTAACTAAACAATCCTCCTAATTCTTTAGAAATTTTTCCACCTGCAGCACCACCAAGTCCAGTACTGGATAATACAGAATCAGCAAGATATCCACCAAATCCACCAGTAGCAGCAGATGCAAATGCAGCTTCACCTGTAGCTAATATAGTCTTTGAGGCATCAGCACCAAACGCTGCTTGAAGAACATTGTTAGGAACATAAGAACCTGCAAACATATTAAGACCAAAAGATTTATGAATTAAGTTACCTCTTTTTCCTGATGCAGAACAAGTATTTCCTTTTAAATGAACCCTACCAGATCCTGCAGTAATATTAACATTTCTTCCTCCGTTTAAATCAAGGTCTTGAGTTGCTTTAACCATAACATTTTTACCTGAGCAACTTAATAAGCCATTATCAGCATTAACAGTAACATTACCAGCAGCAGCACTTACTCTAATATCAATTTTGCCAGGTGAATTCTTATCACCAGCTCTAATTTCTAATGTTCTGTCAGCATAAATTCTAGACAACCCACCTTGAGTATGATCGATTAAAAATACATCATCATTATCATTTGTAGCATATATTTTAAAAACTTCTGCACCAGAAGCACCAACTTGAGGATGTCCACTATCAATCCTGAAATGTGGACCTCTACAGTCAATGACTCTTCTAGCGTAATTTTTCTTTTGTTCAGACATTAGATACAGTCGATTGCGGATATAATACCAACTTGAGTATCGGTAATTTCACCAAACAGAGGTTTTAATCTAGCACCGATACCAGTTTTACTCTTAACTATAAGAGTAGGAAGTGTCTCATCAAACCTCAATATATTTAGAACCTTAACAGCAGTTATAGTTCCATTTTCTACGACAGTTTCGTATATAGGTGTAGTTTTACCAAATCCAGGTGAAGTAACAACAGAGTCTAGTGGAGCTCCTTCAACACCAGTAACAACAACTGGAGGAACCTCTGTGAATGCATTACCAGATGTACTAATACCAGGAAGTATAATAGGATCTGTTGGTAGATATCCTCGTCCACCAGCTTCTACTTGAATCGTAGTAATTCCTAAGTTTGATTGTGTATCTTCATCTAACTGTGCAGGATAATTTTCTCCAGTAGATTCCATAATAATAGCTTTTATACCACCCTCATCATTGAGAATAGCATGACCAACAGCACCATATCCTATATTACATTTGTCTCTAAAATTAACTATAGGAGGATAACGATATCCAGAACCAGCATTGTTTATTTTAGCACCTAAAATACTTGCAGTTCGTTGTACTCCACCAACTAACTTTCTTAATCCAGGCGTATTATCTACAAAATTACCAAGGATAGGTTTAGCAACACCACCAGATCCACCACCACCATATATTTCAATATAAGGTCCTGTACAATTACTCTTTTCACCACCATAACAACCACCAGGAATCGTACCACTACCACTATCTTCTAATAAACTACCATCACCAAATATATCCCACTTACCCCATTTCTTTTCAAAAGCATTAGTCATATCAGCAGCACCCCTAGATATATTCATTGCATTTATAACATATGAAAAAGGATCGTCTCCTTTCTCTTCACTAGTACCACCGACAACATATTGCTTATCTGCAGGGCACTTACCTTTGTTAGTCTGATTACAATCAAGGAATGCAGCAACATCCTCAAGATTACCAGCAGCACTTAATAAGAAATCTGCAACCTTAAATCCTGGTGCGACAATTTTTGCTACTGCAGATAAAGGTCCTGACATTAAACTATCAATTCTATCTGTAATTACATTTAAAAATGCCCCAGTAAACTGAGCACCCATACATCCAGCATAGTCTCTTCCTTCATCTATAAATCCTTTCAATAAATCTTCAATCGTACCACCTAATCCTTCAACTACTTTATTGGCAACGCAACCAATTGATTCTTGTAAAAATGATGTAGGAGGAACCATAGCAGTTTGTGCTGCAACTCCTGCTCTATGGGCAGCATTACTAGATTTTGTTACTGCAAATACTATTCGGTAGACTCGTTTATATAATTTTTCTAATCCTTGAGAACCAACACTCTCTAGTTTATCAAAGAGTTTGGTAAACATAGTACCAACAAATTTATTTGCTTGCAGTTCAATCAAATCAGAAGCAGATTTAAGTTCAAGGTCTAAACTAGATCCAGCTAAAGATAACTGCTGAATTTTCAATCCCAAATTCTCAACAGTATTTGCCATCTCTGAGATAGGATTACTCTTACAAGTATCAGCAACCATTACCTTAACACCAGTACCTACTGCGTCTGTTATGGTAGAGTCAGTAGAACTACTTGGTGGTGGTTGTGACTTTTTATTATTTTCGTTTGTTTCACTCGTAGGGTTTCTAGCATTAGTAGGTGTATACTCAGTTAATCCTGTAAAAGGAGAAAATGGTGTACTATAGTCATCATTATTTACTAGCGATGTTCTACCAAAATGTCCAATAATTAATGGAAGTTGAGCAGCATCACCATCTAAGAAAAATCCAAATACAGTATCACCCTGTTGTAATTTAACTGAGTTAGCAAATTGTGCTCCACCACTACCAGCAGTTGTAGGAAGTAAAACTTGTGCGTATGGAAGATCTTCATTGGAGATATCCTCATTAAAAGGATGATATCCCATGATTCTTACTTTTACTCTATTTCCTACTCCCTCTCCAATTGCTAATTGATCTTCTTGTGCCTCAAGAGGGGGTATCTGACCGACCCACCAACGGAATCCGTCTCTACCTAAAAATTGACTATTACCTAAAATCGATGCGTCTATCATTAGTCGTCGTATACTCTACATTCAAATGAATCAGGATGATTATCACAATATATCTCTAGATGCTTATCTTCATGACGAGTGTGCCAATCATTAATCTTACCATCATTAGGTACTACTTCATCTTCTGTGTGATCATGGAATGCATCATTATGCATCTTGAGGTCTGCTTCAGTATATTCTATTATACCATGATTTACATGTTCTTTTCCATCTTTAGGATCAATATTTGCATGGTTTAAATCTTGATTTGGAATTTTAGTAGTCATAGTTATTGTTGTGGGTAAAGACCGTGTGAATCTCTAACGACTTTTAATGCTGTATAAGATGAGTTAGGTAGGAATAAATGAGTGAGATCCTTTATAATATATATTCCACTCATCCTATCGTCCATCACAGTTTCTTCATCAGTTGTCTTAGGGAAGTATACCATTATAGCATCACCAGCAACTAAATTGGTGTTAGTGGGTATTGTCAAAGTTAATTGTGTGTTGAATAGCATACCATATCTTGTGATAGCCTGTGATGTGCTATCAACAGGATCATAATTAACATCTGTAGATATACCAGCTTCTAAGGTTCCTACATCATATACTGAAGTAATGATTCTAGAAGCCATCATGTTGGCTGGAATGTTTTCTGGATCAGCAACCTTAGGTTCTTCCTCTTCAGGAACTCCTAAACTTGATGCTGGTTTTTCTCTAAATACAGAATTTTGTGGTTGAGTAAACTCAAAAGTAACTGGATTAAAAAATATTCTATATGTAGATTTAACACCACTATTCAAATCAGTAAGAACATCAGAATCTTCTCTAACTGAAAATGCTAAAATTTTTGTAGCATTTTGAAGGGAATCTTCAAGAGAAGGATCTACTGTTTGAGAATAATAATATTTTTGTAAGTTATCTTTTCCCTCTACTGCTTTTTTTATCATATCTTCAACTGATCTAAAATGAAATCCTTTTCTAGTTTGCCAAAAGAAAAATCCAGCACTCCTACTTGTTGCTCCTACAGGAATTGCTTTAGATGCTAACCATAATATAAGTGTAAAAGGTTTTCTTAAATTACCAATAAAATTATAAATGTTTTCAGTTTCCTCAAATGGTTCTTGTTTTAAAGGTTCTACTAACTTAACAATTTCACCAATGCTCTTATCTATAGTTTGTCCGTAGAATTTTCTAGTTACTCTACTTTGTTCATTGCTAATAGCTTCTCTAGAAACAAGATGTAAAGTAAAAACTTCAGTTGCTTTGTCAGATACAACATCAGTTACTTTATTGACATACAAAACACTCTCAAGATGTTCTTCTTGTTCTGCCTCTGCCTCAACAGGAGTCTTTATTTTAAAATATACTCTTTCTCCACCACGAATAGGTAAACCATTATATAATGATTGACCATCAATAGTATTACCAGTATTAACTACCTCTACTTTAGCAGTACACATTGGAGACATTAAAGTCTCAAAATACTGCAATCTAGTAACACCACCAATTAAACTAACAGTTTTTTCACCGTTAGACGAAGTTATAGTGATTTCTTCAAAGGTAGAAGCAGCAGTTGGTGATATTGCCATTATACAAAGTGTCTATTGAACTGATTAATTTTCTTTATTGGGTTTGTTGAAATTTCAACGACTGCAGTTGTACCCTCTTCACTACCACTAGAAATTACTTTTGTTTTATTTTTATTTATTCCGCTTTGGGAGGTATCAACAGGAACAACAATAGTTTTACCGCCAGTTGGTGATATTAGATTCATTTCATCTGGCAAGTAATTTTTTTTCATGTTCTTTATAAATTCTTCGGGAGCATCAACTTGTACAGAACTTGTATTGACCCTAAATTTATCATGAAGAACTATCTCAAGTGCTTCATAGTCATGTTCTTCATCAAAATTTAAGTCAGGATGTTTATTATGAAGTTCTAGAAAATATGCTTTTGCTTCTTCTTTGGTTAGTCCATCAACTCCTATACCTGGTGGTGAGAATTTCATACTCTTACCAGATTTGTGATATACTACTACTTTTGGTTGTTCTTCCCCATTTTGTGTAATGTCTGAGTTCTTTTTAGTGCTGACAAAATTAACTCCTCCATTATTATTATTCTCTAAAGAGAGATCTTTATTCTCATTTGTGTTGGTTCCCTCTAAATCGAAATTTAGATTTTTATCAATTTCTTCAACATTGGTATTGATTTCTGTGTCACCAGTACCACCATCACCAAACTCATTAGTACCAAAAAATTCAGCAGGACTCAAATTTTCTCTATCAATTTGATTTTTGATGGTTAAATCCTGATCTGAACTAGTTTCATCTGTTTGATAAAGTTTATTAACTTCAGTCTCATACTCACTCTGAGATATTTCTCCACTATTTCTTTGTTCTTGTAATGCTTGAATCTCCTGTGATCTGTTATTAGATTGCTCAACTACTTCTGCCTGTGATGATGGCAATCCTTCAACTGATCTTCTACCTTCCTCTTCTGCCTTCTCTAATTCTTTTTTAATTTTTTCTTGACCTGCATTCCAATCCCTTTCTAAAGATTGAGCAGTTTTACCCAACTCATCCATCTTCTTTTCAACTTCATCTTTCTGATCTTCAAATCCAAAAGTTTCTTTTATATTAGCTATCCATTCTTTAACGGTGTTTATGATTACATCACTAACATCTGTTACTTTATCAACAAAATCATCTACCCATTCTTTTACAGCTTTTAACCAATCAACAATTTTTTTTACTTCTTCAATAATTTTTGGTAAATTAACAACAAGAAATCCAACTAATAATGCACCAGCAGCACCAAATAGTCTTTCCACGAAAGATTTACCTGCAGATGCAACAGCTGTTACTCCTTTTCCCATAAAATTTTTCTTCTTCTTTGCTTCAATAATTTTCTCTGCATCTTGCTTCTTTTTCCTCGCAAACATTCTTCGGAGGAATCCCTGTTTCTTCTCAGATGCGGCTTTATCTCTTTTAACTTCCTTTCCTAAAGATTTACGAATACCTTGAGTTGTCTCTCTAATAGCAAGAATACCAGCACCAATTTCTAGTACTTGATCCTTAGTAGGCATTAAAGTTGCCATTAGTCATAGACTCCATAATTACTTTGAGCTAAATCTCTATAAAAATTATCATTATCAAAAATTGAAAAAGCTGGTAAATCTGTTTCAGCAAAGAAACTAGTAGAAGTTATATCAGAATCAACATTAGTTTCACCCTGACTAATATCAAATGGAACTATGTTGAATTTCTCATTAAAAGCATCATAATCACTAATTTGATTTGCTAATGACAAATTTTCATTCGTAAAAGCATTAGAAGTTGAAGCAAAATCTAGATTAGAATTGTCATTATTTTGAGAAAGAGAATTATCCTTTGTTTCTGACTGGAAAGTCATATTAGGATCAAACTTCTGTAATTCTGATTTTAAATTAGTATTAAAGTTTCCTAAACTGTTAAAGTAATCGATAGCTTTACCTGGTCTAAGTCCTTCCATACCTGCTGTCATTTGATCCAGACTCAAAATAGGACCAGGTTTTACAAGTTCTCCCCACCAATCGGCTCTGAAAAGTAAATCAGGTATATTATTTTTTATTAAGAACAATTGAAGTTGGTTTTTACCATCACTTGTCATTTGTTCTCTTAATTCTTTAATTCCATCCAAATACTCAATCATCTTTGCCTTATGACCTGCTTGAGTACTCATTAAACCTTTGATTGTATTTTGTACATTCTCTGGCAATTCATCAAGACTTGTTTTACCCTCATATAATGCTGTTATTTCTCTTGCTAATCCAAAAAACTTAGCCCATTCACCTCTAAATTTTTCAATAAGTTCTGGTATCTTCTGCATTATTTCAGCATCTTCTGCTTTCATCCTTGAAGGATCAAATTTATCAAATTCACCTTTCATAGATTTTTTAAGATCATCTTCCATTTCAAGATACTCTGCTCCTGCAAAAGAAAAATTCAGTTTTGCTCGATTAAGTGTTCCATCCTTATTAAGTAACTGAGGATTTTCGACCAGAAACTTTTGCATTTTTAGTCTTTGTTCTTTTTGCCATTCCTCTATACCTATTTCACTAATTCTCATAATACTCTCTTGAGTTGCTTCATTATAAGATCCAATACCTTCTAAATTAGCACCATATTCCCCTCTAAGTAGTTTATAAAGCATTGTTCCTGTATATGTCAGTGCTACAGCAGCAATAATTCCTAACCAAACATAAGGATTACCTAGCAATGCTAAAATACCACTGAATGCTCCACCCACTCCAAGACTACCTATTATACTACCTAATGCACCAGAAATAAGAGGTATTCCCACATTTACAGCAACAAATATTCCAGCAGCTACACCTAACATTGTTTTAATATCTTTTTCTAATTGCTCAAGAATACTTTTATCTCCCTCCATCCAAGCTTCTATACCTTTTAGACCTTTCACAGCAATCGTACCTATACCCAATGCACCAAGCACTTTGATTAGTCGTTCAAATATACCTGCCGTAGTGTCCTTCATCTTCTGTATCGGTTTTAGCACCGCAGTACTTATAATCCCTTCAAGTGCTTTTTCTGCCCCAGATTTTTGCCTTGCATCTTCGTCTTTCTGTTGTTTTTTTAATTCTGCATCATCTTCTTTTTTCTCATTTGATGATTGTTGTTTCAATAAATCAGCAATTGCCCCTAAATTCTTATGAATCGCAAAAAGATTTTTACTAAGTCCTATAAATGCTTTTGATGTTGATTCCTCCTTAGAATTTCCAGCAAAATCCCTATCAGTAGATGCTCGTTGTCGATCAGTTCTACTAGATTTTGGAAATACTTTACTTGCTTGTACCGACATTAGCCTCTAGCTTGTTGGTTTTTTAGATTTTCTTCTTCAATATATTGTTGGAGGAGATTAATGTATATATCTCGTTCCCAAGGAATCATGTTTTCGATATCACTCAAACTGTATTTATGATGCTGCATCAAGGCGAAATTAATTTTATAAAACGCCACGATATCTTGGTGCAACATCGCTAACTGAAAAAAGCTGCTAAACCCTCCAACTTTACATCGCTCTCCATCTTTGTATTAGGATTAGTAATTGTAACAGTATGCTCTAATTTAGGCATGGTATTGAAAAACTTTTCTACCTGCTTAAATGCATTTGATGGTAATGTCTCTACAAATGCAAGCCATTCTTTTTTAGAATGATCTTTTGCAGACCATGTTTCTTCGTCTGTATAAATCATTTCTACACAAGAAGCAATGACATCAAATGATGCAGTTACTGTATCACTTTCTCCAAAATTTCGATTAACAAACTCAGTAAGAGAAGGATATCTCATTCTCATAGTCAACTTTTCATCTAATTTGATATCTCTATTATGCTCTGGATTAGTCTTAATTTGTATTTCGTCAATACTCACTGTTATAGGAACTTTAGTTTCACCATCATCAGGGCAAGTTGCCATGACCTCAATAGTTTCACCAATAGATTTACCACGAACATGAAGAAATAGATATTCAATGTCGAATGTGGATAACTTGTCTACTCTAATTCCACGAGTATTGATACATGCAGATAGAACATCTTTAATTGCTCTACCAACTTGATCCATATTATCACTTTCCATTGCCATGATAAGAACTTTTTCTTCTTTGACTAGGAAAGGTCTATATGTAATTTTTTTACCCGACGAAGGAATAGTTAATGTATAGGTCGGGGTAACAATTTTAGGTAATGGCATCAGTATTTCCTCTAAGTACTCCGCAGAAGTAAGCAACTGCAGATTTAAACGCATTACCATCCAATTCATCAAACATGAACATATTTAAACGAAATGCGTAGTTTGCTTCAGTAACGATAGCAGACACTTGTGATTGTGTCACAGGCATCTTATTTAGTGTAGCACGATATGTGTTTTTAAATTCTTTTTTGTTCTCTATATCAGGAAACTCATAGAAGTCTAGACCTCCATCAGTTAACTTTAATGCTTTCTCTGCAATATTCTTAAGAATCTGTCCACCAGATAGATCTCCAAGATACCTTGTATAATGATGTCCTATAAGAAGTTCTGGTTCTTCATGGGCAACCTTTCCAATACGATCAATGTATTGTTGACATGCTTTTGAAGGATAAATGTTATCTCTCCAGTCAGCACCAAAGAAGTATTCACAGTCCTTTGCTAATGCATCATGACGGTAAAGTTCTTTAATATCTAAAGATCCAATGAGAGGATCATCTTTTAATCTTCTAACCTCTGACTCTATGGTATGGTATATGAAATAATAGTTAGCAACAAGTTGTCTATATTTTTCTTTGTTTACTACACCACGAAGAAAGGACGAAACAAACTTAGTATTCTCTGCAGCAGAGTGAGATTGTTTAGTTCCTACTTTTAAATCTTTAGCAAGTCCCATATAATAATAAACACTACCTTATATTATAACACATTTATGCGATATATTCTTTAGGTAAACCACCATTAGTATCTGGAGATGTCAGAAGGATCTTCATTGTCTCAGAATCACTATATTCTTTATTAGGATCAAGAATTATGTCACCATTTTCTAATCCTGGATATGAAGTACCACCTGAATTACCAACTTTTGTGAGATCGCTGGTACCAGTTGTAGGAGTATTACCTACAGCATTACCTGCATGGTCTAAGAAACTAGCTGGATATGGGTTGTTGGGATTTCCACTACCTTGATTAGTCCTAGTATCTTGTCTTCTAAGATTACCAAAGTAATATCTATCATAAGCAAATGAAACCGATATTTCTAAGATTTGAGCTGTATCGTAACTAACCGCAACAGGAGTGATATTAACTGGAAATGAATTTAGGAAAGTATAATCTATACTATTACCATGATTCTTATCAAATTTCTTTAAATTTAGAGTATCGCACTTATATTCTGAAGGATACTGCATTCTATGATAATATGCTTTTCTATTTCTCATAGTGCTTGATCCACTTGATATAAATTCTTGCCATAGTTCAAAGAATCTAATTACTCTATAATCATCATCAACCATGAAAGTAAATGATGCATCTGTGTATATTCTTGTATGAGCATACTTTTGATTAATGCCCATATAGTTACCATTAATCTGAGCTGTAGCATATGCAGTTCCAGGTAATGCTGCACCTTTACACAATAAACCTAGATCTCTGAAAACAAATGCGTTATCTATAGTATCTTCACTCTTTAACTTAATATAGGTCAACAATTGCCAAGGCATTGCTGGAAATGATAACTCATAATGACTAGTCGTTGCTACTTTTGTAAACAACGGTAGGATATCAGATGTTCTTCTTACTCTTGGTGATCCGTCTCTTGACACAATAAATACCCTTAGAGGTTATAGTACGATGGCTTATTCAGGTAAGTTCAGACCTATTAATATAGAAAAGTATAGAGGGAACCATCTAAACATTATTTATCGTAGTTTGTGGGAACGCAAGTTTATGAAGTACTGTGATAAGAACCCAAACATACTAGAATGGGGTAGTGAAGAGATAATTATCCCATATCGTAGTCCTTTGGATAACCGTATTCACAGGTATTTTCCAGATTTTTATATTAAAGTTCGTGAGAACACTGGTCAGATTAAAAAGTATATTATAGAGGTGAAACCAAAGAAGCAATGTATAGAACCACAAGTTAAAAAGAGAAAAACTAAAGCATATGTCCGTGAGGTATATGAATATGCTAAGAATCAAGCAAAATGGAAAGCAGCAAAAGAATATTGTCTTGATAGAAGTTTAACTTTTAAAATTTTAACAGAGGATCATTTAGGGGTATGAGTAGATTACAACCTATAGTTGATGAAATGACAGGTCTAGAAGATGCTGATGATCTCATGCTAAAGATTACAGAAGCGTTAACAGATATTGAAATTGTTCCCGAACCAGGAAATTACTATACTTTTATATACAGAGCAAAAACACCCAACATTAGATATGATGAATTTCCTCTAATAGCCTGTACTGAAGTGCAAAGATGGGGATTTAAGGGGTTTAATTATCACTGGGGAACAATGAGAAATTACACTTGGGATGAAGTTTTAGGGCAAATGCATGTGGTTTTATCTAGTGAAATTGCAGATGCTAGATCTATACCTTATGCTAAATTTAAAATGTCTCTATAAATAAAAAAAATTTAATATATGCCTTATGCTTTCCACTCAATATCGTTTGCGACTTGAAGCAATTTGTAGATCAATAGCAGCAGGAACGGAGGTTCCATTAGAAGATATGATATGGGCAGAGAAGTTATCAAAAGCGAATACATCTGCAAGAGGAATGTTAAGTTCGGCAAGAAGATTAAAAACGGATGATGATTCGACTTTTCTTAAGTACTTGGATATAGGAGACTCCGATCCAAGGAAACATAAAAGGGGTTTCGATGGAGCAGATGACATAGCAGATTGGTTCAAGAATGATAAGAGATCAGATGATTGGAGACAGAGAGATTAAGTATAAATACTCATATGAAACAATTCAACACATGGGTCTTGGATACTACAATCTATATCCTAGACTTTCTCTACAGAGGTAGAGATTTCCAGAGATTTTGGGTTCTAGAAGTTATTGCTAGAGCACCATACTTCTCTTTTATTAGTGTCCTACATTTTCGTGAGTCATTAGGACTCAGAGGAGCAGACCACATATACTTGATGAAAGAACATTTCTATCAAGCATTGAATGAAACTGAGCATCTTGAAGAGATGGAACTCAGAGAAGGTAACAAGTATTGGATAGATAGATTTTTTGCTAAACACTTAGTTCTTCTTTACTATTGGATTATGGTTGCATATTATTTTGCTAGTCCCTTAGATGCATATGATATCAATATGAAGATTGAAAAGCATGCTTATGAGACATATGTAAAGTATTTGGCATATCATCCAGAAGATAAAAAGATAGCAGAAATAGCAGAGGACGAACTCAAACATGCACATGAATTACATCATGCAATGTCAATGATCTAGTATTCCTCTATAAATAAGTAAAAATAGTATATTTCATGGTCTTCAAAACCATAAAAAAGGGACTAAAGTTTGGTAAAAATGCACTATTTAATGGATTATCCACTCCATCAGGTAGTTCTGATCAAGCAAATAGTTACATACTCAGATATCCATATGATATTATGGATGCTGAGACCGACTACTTTTTAATAGAAGCACTTGAATATAAAGCAGGTGGAACTCCTAATTTTAGCAGTGGTGGTGGAGCATTTAATAAACTTAAATCTGCTAAGTCAGAGAGAAATTTTATTCTTCCTGTGCCTAATGGAATAGGATCAAAGAATAATATCGGTTGGCAAGGTGGAAATATGAATGCATTAACAGGAGCTGCTGCTGGTGCTGTTGATACGGTTCTCAGTCCAGAAGGTTTAGATGGAAGTGAAAATATATTTAAAACTTTCAGTGCAGGTGTAGCTCAAGCAGGAGAGGGTTTACAGGAGCAGTTAACTAAAACTAGTACTGATACAACTCGCATAAGAGAATATGTAAAAGCAAAAACAGCATCTGCAGTAATAAATGCAGCAGTAGGTAGTAATATTAATGCCAATCAAATAATGGCAAGGCAGTCAGGTCAAATAATAAATCAAAACTTAGAACTACTCTTTAATAGTGTATCATTAAGACCTTTTGGATTTAGATGGGATATATCTCCTAGAGATAAAAAAGAAGCAAAAGTAGTAAAAGAAATGTTTTTGCAGTTAAAAATGCGTTCCTCACCTAAAAGACTCAAAGGTGGTGAAATGGCATTTCTTAGCACTCCTGATGTTTTTAGAATTTCTTATAGAAAAGGAGGTAATGTACATCCTTTCTTAAATAAATTTAAGATATGTGCTTTAACCTCTGTAGGAATTAACTATACTGGATCTGGTCAGTACTCAACATACGCAGATGGTACACCAGTTCATATGAAGTTAGATTTAGCATTTACTGAATTGGAACCAATATACAGAGATGATTATGAAGAATCTTACATCGATTTCTAATGTCAATATCTTACTTTAACCTATTACCTAACTTCAAATACCTTAGTCCACTCAAAGAAGGTGGAAAAAGGGATCAATATATTGAAGTTAAAAATCTTTTTAAAAGAATAAGACTCAAAAGTGAGGTATTTCAGTTTGCTTTGAGTTTTAATGATTATATAATAGATGATGGAGAAAGACCTGATACAATAGCAGAAGGTTTATATGCAAGTGCAAAATATGATTGGGTAGTTTTATTATCTGCCAACATTATTAATGTAGAAGATCAATGGCCAGTACCAGAAGGGAAACTCTGGGATCTTGCTGATGAAAAATATGGTGGAGATCTAAATGCAGTTCATCACTATGAAACTACAGAAGTTAAAAATAGTGATGGTAAATTAATATTACCTGGCAAATTAGTAGTAGATCCAGATTTTACTATCCAAGATCCAAACAATTATACTCAAACAATTAATCCAACTGTTGCTGTAAGTAACTGGTTAGTAGAGACAAGAAAAAACAATGAAAAACGAGCGATCAGGGTAGTCAAAAGAGAATACCTCAACACACTCGTTAATGATACTAAAAATATATTACAATATCAGAATTCTTCGCAATATAAGAGAAGCACTGGTAAAGTTGCTACTAATAATCTTGTTTAAAGTAGAGCGTCTAAGTCAGAAACTGTAGTCGCTGCTGTAATACTTGAATAAGGAACTGCAGGGTTAGATTTAAGTGATGCAGACTCTCCCTTCATGTCTGCTATAGTCTGTATATCTGCGTTTTCTTTTGCTATAGATATAAATTTTGCTTCCAATTCTTGTTGGCATAAAGTTTTAGCAGATGCCATATCTACTTCAACTGCCTTTGAACTATGGTTATATTTCCAAGCGTTTCTCCAATGCTTTGAAGGTAAGGAACTATTATCTACCAGTGAATATTCACTAGCACTAATATCTTTTGCGATAATGTCTTCGTCAGACAAAACGCATTGCTCTGATGGAATAACTACACGACAAAAACCATCAGATCCATTGTAGACAATGACCTTATCTCTTGCCATGATTAGTCAGTTAAAGTAGATGGTACTATACTTGTTGCGTCTGGAAATAATTGCAGAACTCTAGCTCTTGCCTTTGTATCGTCCTCTGCATACATTTCTACTTTTCTAGTTTCAGAACCTACATTAAAGGTTACTGCATACCTATTTGCTGAATAAGCCATTAAATTAATCGTTAAAACAAAAAAGGAGAGGTTGTCCTCTCCTTTATTTATACCTTATTCTTCAGCTAAACGCTGGAAGTATGAAAGTGCGTCATCGCCCTCATCAGATTCACCAAAACTAGTGGCTACCTCTTCTTCGGGTCTTGGTGGCAATTCCTCAGATGCAACTTCTTCGTCAAATGCTTGACTTACAGTTGATTTCTTATTACCAAGGACATAATCAAACCTCTTTTTCAGTTCGTCATAAGTTTTAAACTGAGAGGCATCGGTAATCTCAGCGAGTGAGTATTCCTTCTTCCATATTTCTTCTAATGCTTTATCATCATCGAGAAGAGGAGAAACAGCAGCGAATTCAGAACTATCATAGTTCCAGTATCCTGCTACTTTCTTGATCTTAACTTTGAAGTTAGCACCTTGCCAGAAGTCAAAAGGATTGATTGGGGATTCATCCTCAAACTCAGGTTGCATTGCTGCCATTATCTTATCGAAGATCTTCTTACCAAACTTATAAAGGAAAACTTTTCCCTCGTTATCTGGGTTAGAAGGATCTTTCACAACATAGATGTTAGTATAATATGATAACTTACGCTTTTGGTTACGGGCAATTTGCTTGTTAGCGTCAGTACCAGAATTCCATAATTCAGTATTGTATTCTGAAACAGGGTCTTTACCACCGATAGTAGTTAAAGAATTTTCAATGTACCATCCACCTGGACCTTGGAATGCATGTGAATACAGTTTTGCCCAAGGAAGGTCTTCCTTATCTGGTGCAGGAAGAAAACGAATAACTGCATAACCGTTACCTGCTTTGTCAACTTCTGGTTTCCAAAGACGGTCATCGGCACCGTTACCTGTTTTGTTGGTCTTCTCGACTTCTTTAACAAGCTTTGCTGTTAGAGAACCGAGTGATGATTGCTTTTTAAGTGATGCAAAAGACATAGATTTGGCTTTTAATTAGATTTGGCTTTTGTACTGGTCTATTATAGGGCGACAGTGCTCCCATGTCAACTAAAATTCTTGCGAAGGTTTGCTAGAGTATCCTGCATGTTTTTAAACAAGAGGTCAGGATTAACATCTTTAGGAAAACCTACTAATTGTGCAGATTGATGAATTTGTTCCATCATATCCTTAGCACGAGGATCATCAGATAGTTTCAATCTCATGTAAAAATTTCTTTGCTTATCCAAAAGAGTTTCTAATTGGTCAACATGTTCCATCTTCTCTTTATGAGACAATCTCTCAAATGCAAAGATCTTTGAATAGATCTCTTCTTGCATTCTATTGATCTCAGTTATAGATTCTTGGACTTGCTCTGATGCAAAGAAATCTGACATAATACTAGTATTTATAAGGGTAGTTTGGCACGAGTGGTCTTTTTCATGAAATTGAGATTAATTGCATCTGCCTTTAATTTCTCCTTTAGTGGTTTAGAAATTAACTTAGTAACAGAGTCAACTTCAATGCTATTTTTCTCACAAAACAGAACTATAGCATCGATATAATTTACTTTTTCTTCTAGCACAAGTTTCTCTACTTCAAGAGAAAACTTGGCAGCATTCATGAATTTTTTATCTAATGCTTTGGTTAATTCATTTTCCATTTAATTCTATTTGAAAGTCTAAAAAGTTTCTAATGTAATGTACAAGTAATTTCATATATTTCTTCTTATTACGCTCTTCATATACTTTACAAGTGCCATCCTCACATGCCATTATTATAACAAGTTTTTTAGCAATTGTGCCAGTTTGTTCATAGTACATAGCAGCATATGCCATTGCTTGAACAAAATAACCTTCAATCCATTTTCTTGGTTTAGGTGCTTTAGAAGTCTTAAAGTCAATAACTGCTAATTCACCATCATGTTCTGCTATGCAATCAACTGTACCTGCAACACCTAATTCTTTACTAAAGAGAGAACCTTCTAATGCGTGAATATTATCAATTTTATTCAGTTCTGGTTTTGCTATCTTAAACAGAAATTCTGGTAGTGGTGGAACATCTGGAAGTTCTTCATTAAGAAGATAGTGCTCAGTAAGAGTATGCATGTCAGTACCACGAGATGTTGCTTTCGCAGTAATTTCATTAGCTTTTTCTTCACCAATCTTTTTTCTCCAAGAAGCAAACTTTGCTCTATTATAAAAGGAGGTTACTGAAGTAATAGAAACTAATTTTAGTAGTTCATCATTATCAGGAACTTGATAATATCGAACACCATCAACAGTCTCTCTCTCCAGTGGAGGGAGGATTACAGGTACATGATTAAACATTACATATTAAGTGCTAATTTAGTCTTCAAATATTCCTTACAGAGTCCAGAGCGAACAATGTCATCAACATCAAATTCAATCATAGAGAAAGATTCCATTTGTTCAAGGATTTTCATGAAATCAAGGATTCCATTCTTTTCATTCTGTTTTATAAGGTCAGTTTGTGCAGCGTCACCGCAGAAATGAATTCTACAGTTTTCACCCACTCTTGTTATTATACTATCTAATTCATGAAAATTCAAGTTTTGGCATTCATCTATTATGATGATAGCATCATCAAATGTAGTTCCTCTTAGAAATGAGGTAGACCAGAACGAGACAGTCTCTTGTTGCTTAAGATTAGCATATAACATTTCAAAATCTTGATCTGTAGGCATCTCAAACATATACTTTACCATATTCTTATAAGGAATCTGATAAAGGAATGATTTGTCCTCATGATCACCTGGCAAGAAACCTATCTCTCTGGTCGATACAAGACTACGAACAATGTAAACCTTAGTATATGGTGTAAGTTCATTTAATACATCTTTAATGGCATTATAGAGAACGATAAAGGTCTTTCCTGTACCTGCAGCACCATAAGTAAAAATATTTTTGCCTCTTGCATAATCATTGAAAAGAATTTCTTGATTAGGTGTCAAAGGTTTAATATCTACAAGAAGATCACTATTAATAGGTTTCTTCCTTCTCATTTGTTTGGCAGTCAAACCAGCACCAACTTGTTTGTCTGTTTTCTTATTACGAGTTCTTTTTACTGGCATATTAGTCGAGTGTTAGTTTTTGACGATTTTGACCTGTTTTTTGAGCTCTTCCTAAGATCTCATTCCAACCAGGTTTGTTCTTTCTCAGTTTATCTTTCCACTCGCCAACTTCTCCAACACCTGGTGAGTTATCTGGGGTGAAATATCGAATCCAATCAGGATTATCAATCTTCCACTGATCCCAATCATTTACACTCATCACAACTTCTTTCGTTTCACCAGTTTTCGTATTTTTAATAGGATAAGTAGCCATAAAAGTTTACATAGGATAGTTATTTAGAGTATGACAAGATTGTCATCATCTACATGAACAAGATTCTTGTATGTCACTAGATCAAATGCAATACTGATTCTAGGGATATCTGATTCATGAACAGATGTATGGTGTGTCAAATAGTTGGGAAATAGTGTAATTTCACCAGGTCTATTTTCTACATCATAGTCTTCTTGAGTATATGGGTGCATATACGAAGTTGAAGTATTCTCGGCAGTTACACAAAAGTGTCCACCAAGATAAGAGTGTGGATGTGTGGAATGTGTATGATTTTGGATCTGTTGACCCTTACGCATTACATTTGCCCAACATCTGACTTTTAGAGGTGGTGGTTCAGAACCAATCACCTGAGCAAAATATTCATCATGAAAAATACGAATTTCTTGATGTAATTGTGCTATATCAACTTCCTGCCATTTTAGCACATTAAAGTGTTTAAATCTAGCAGTTAGACTATCTGCACCTAATCCAGTGTTACCATCATCGTCTCCAGAGTACTTTTCTATTATTTCTTTCTCTTTTTCTAAAACTATCTTAGCAATATTCTCTGTATTGATAATAATTGGTTTCACAGCAATGCTGTAATCCCAAAATGGAGCAAAAGGAGTTTCTGGAGGTTCACTAACGAAACGAATCCCTCTAGTCATAATTTAGGTTCTTCTGGATTTACTTCGACCTTCTCTAATTGTCTTTTCATCATTTTAGCATATTTTACCTCTTCTGGTGTATACCAGTTGCGGTTGAGTTTTGCTCTTTTAATCAATTTTTTTGCTGCTTTCTTGTCCTTCATGTTTTCCGTAGTATGCATTAAAATATGCTACTAGTCCTTTAGTTGTTGGTTGTTTGGAACACCAATCATCGGCACACTCGTAAATCGAACGATTTGTATGAGTATTGCCAAAATTCTTTAAAAGCAGTTTTAGAGTTTGCTCTCTAATCTGAGTATCCATCGTCATCATCGTAGAGTTCATAATCTTGTTTCATGGTTGCTGGTTGTTTTGGAACATACGCTTCTTTATCAGAAAAAACCTCTGCTTCCAATTCTGTTACAACTTGTTTGAGCATTAAAACCATGCCTTTTAAAACTTGGCGATCCATAGCTTTTAATATAATTTATAAAAAAGAGGGTCTCTGTAACCCTCTTTTTGATCAATGTGTAAGATGTCCAGATTAAGCAGTAGTAAGATCCTTTTCAGTCTTTATTCCACGATAAGTTAAAGTAACTTTCTGTGTTTTTGCTTGATTTGGGCGGTTGTTGGTGTCATAGACAACACCACGGTAAGTGACTTGTGCCATTTAAGTTCTCCTAAAGTAGTTGGATTTAAAGCCCGTTCCTTTAGTCGTTTGCGTCCTTTGGAAAACATGCTGGATCAGTATGTGCAACTATAACTCTTGTTAGTTCCAATCTCTCAGATCTATTAGGGTTGTTAGTTACACCTTCTAATAGTTCAGCAGCATGGTCACAATCAAGTGGTGCTCCTATTGCTATTAGACTAAGCAGAATGTGGTACATAGGATGAACGCTCCGTTCCGCGACTTACTTGCGTCCGATGATAAACGCTTCACAATTTTCTTCTGGCACTTTTGTTCTAAAGTAATCTATAAGATACTCTTGAGCATCAGAGTTAAGATTCTTATTAGTAAGTATCTCAATTCTGTTTTGGTTCCACTCTGCACATGACATTTCCCAGTGGGAAGCGTTATGTTCAGCGAGGATCAATGCCAAAAGAGCAAGGTTGTGCATCGGATGAACGCTGTATGTTAATTCTAACACATAACTATTTATAATGCAACCTCGTATATTTTGATACGGTTTACAGGGGTTTAATATTCTCTCTTGACTCCTTTAACATTTTATATGCGTGACTATTATATTTTGCTAATTTCTCTGCCCAGATCATATCATCTAAAGTAACTGTTCTTCCATTTACGATTTCAACGCAAATGTCAATAAGTTTCATTCTTTGTTTTGCTGATAGCATTTTTGAAAATCCTGTGGCTCAAAAAATTTGCGGAGATTTTTTTCCCGATTATTTGAAAAAAGAGTTCGGTTTTCCCTCAGGAATACATTCTAACACTTTTTCTCTAGGAAACCAACCCAACTCACGCAAGGCAGTGGTGTCGGCACATGTGATGTCTCTTTCGCCTGGTGTACTATCTTTGACAGGTAGATCAACATAACCAAATGCTTCTGCTAATTCTTTAACAGTTGTAGTCTCACCTGTCCCTATGTCAATAGTTCCAGTATATTTACTAGACATTAGATAACAAATTGCTCTAGCGACATCTTTAACATGAATCCAATCTCTTTTATGATTGGTAATGTATTTAACTGTATTATCCTGCAACATTCTGAATAGCATATCAGGTCTGCTATCTTCTCCATATACTGTCTGGAATCTCATCCCCACACTATTAGGTGGTGCTTGTAGTTCATTAACTTTCTTGGTAATACCATAAGGATTTTGCCACCACTCTTCTACTTGTGCTGAACTAGCATAAAGTAATCTAGTATTGTATCTCTTACAATAATCAAAGATAGGTTTAGATTTTTCTACATTATTTTCCCAAAACTTATCTGGATTATCTACACTCTCTCTGATGGCAGCAAATGCTGCTAGATGTATGATGTAATCATAAGGTTTATCAAACATACTAATCTCTGACTTGAAATCCCCAATGTCATCAGGAAAATCCATGCCATCAACTAAGTATCCGTAACCTGCATCATGTCTAAGGTGATTGAAGACATAGTTGCCTATGAATCCCTTATGTCCTGTAACTAATATTCTTGTCATCTAACACGATTTCCCCATTCAACATCAGGGTATGCTTCCTTGACGGTGTTATGGGTTATCCTGTATTTCCTCTTAAGATCTTTATCTTTAACTAAACAAACAACTTCTGCTTCATCAGGGTGTAATGACTCCAACAACTCTATGAATAGAGACTCTCTCCTAGTTCTTTTAAGTCCATCGTTTCCACCCTTAACATAGTTGTAAAGAGTTCTATACTGACTAGACAGTTTACTTTGACTATCTACAGTTGGTGAAGTGTTAGGTGTATAAGGCACTTCTCCTTCTGGCACAGCACTTTCAATGCTTTCATCAAAATTCCAAACAAATAATGATACTAATGCTGGTGATCTATAATCTTGAAGGATTTTAATCTTTTCCTTCTTTGTTTTAGCACTGTGTACTGCTTGTAAAATTTCAGATTGTAATGGTTTTGGTGGTAATTTAGCCATAATAATTTCAAGGTTTACTAATCTTCGCCAAGTCCTTCAGCGTCATCCTCTTCAGTGATGGTTGGATCATATCTGAATGATATTAAATCACTCAAGTTATAGTTTCCATTCTCATCAAACATCTCAGGATGCATTGTAGGTTGAACAGTTGGTTCTCTATCATGATGATACATCATGTATTCTCTTAGTACCCATCCTAGCATAGAACCGACTAAAAGTGAACCCACTATAAGAAATGCTGCAACTGCAATGGATATTGCTAACATTTTTCTACCTCCTCAGGAATATCTTTTTTTATGTCCAGAGATAATTCAAGGTTAAAATGGAGTTCTCTCTTAAAGAGACGCAGCATATTACTGAAATTATACTGAAACGATTTTGGTTTAGGTGGTTTCTTGCCTCCCCCAAGCATAATTCCTACGCCTCTATTTAGAGGAATATCTTTTAGGTTTTTTTGCTCAGACAAGTTTGTTCTCCTTAAAGTATCTCACAGTTTCTTTAGCACCTCCTATAACTTTGTGGTTATGGGTTTGATCAACGACCTGTGGAAAGTATTTTGTATTGAATTGAGATTCAAATTCTTCTATTGTAAAATCTTTATCTAAAGTATAAACTACATGTTCTTGTTTTGCTAGAAGCATTAAGTCTTTTACAAGTTCACAATGCTTACAACCATCTATTGAATATACGATGAAGGACATTAAATTGTCACCCCTAAAATTATTATGTAGCTTTCCATATTCCTCTAACTGATGGTGAAATATGATCAAGATTTGCTGCTATACAAATTCTATTTCCTGTATGATCACTAGGCACAAAATGATCTAGTGCTGCAGGAAATGCTATGACTAATCCGTTCTCCACAGGTCTACATGTTTCTCCTATACAAATAGGTGCAGAGTCCTCTTTAACATCAACATAATAAAGGACTGCCATAGTTGATGGGAAGTGATTATGATACTTGGTTCCTTCATTAGGTCCGTATGTCATAGCCCACATATTAACACAATCAAATTGTCCTTTGGTGTGCCAATACTGTGAGGCAATATCAAAAACAAACTTCTCAAAGAATGTTTGGATTTCAGAGAACCTTGGATCAGTTTGATGAATGTTCCAATTAGATCTCCAATTAGCACCTACATTATTATCTTTTGTAGTTTTTTCAAATTCTTTTTTATGATCTAAGATGGATTGTTTATGTTCAGCAAGATGCTCCGTCCAACTTGTCTCGAAGACAGGAAGTTTAGCATCTACTTTTGCAATTTCTACTTTGGTGGGCATACTTTATCAATGTTCATAGCGACTGCGATTCTCCTACCTGTAGTAGTAGGAACATGATGGACTACATTGCCTGGAAAAAGAACTAGTAATCCTGGTTCTATGTTTATCTGTTTGTCTTCAAGGAATATTGGAGCAACATCCTCTTCAACATCAATATAATAAACACAAGACCATGATGATGTAAAATGATCATGCGGTTCAGCATGTTCACCTGCTTCCATCACTACTGCCCATAAAGATACTATTTTAAAGTCAGCGTGTGTATGGAAAACATTGTCCATTATATAGTTTAGCACATGTAATACATAATCGGCAACTGGTTGAAACCTATCATCAGTTTCCAATGTATCCCACTTGGTCACCCAACACTTAACAGAATGACCTGCAGTTTCATATGAGTCTATGATTTCTGGATCTTTATCTCTCTTCTCTAATATAATATCTTTTAAATATGCATTGAGTTTAGGGTCTCCACCATACACTTCAAAGGTTGACACTTTAACATCAACCTTATCATGTACTATTTTTTTAGATGTAGGTTGGTTCTCCGTCCTGTCCACCGAATGTACAGATGTCAAGTTCTCCTAAGTCCTCTAACGCAGGTATTCCATTATACACTCTAACTATGAAATGATCAACTGTTCTGTCACTGATCCTTAAATTAACAATACCACCTGGATATGCATTAGTACCAGAGGCAATTCCTATGACTGCATAGTTAGTGTCTGCCATAGCATCAGCAAAGTTAACTTTGTAAACACCAGTAGCTTGTTGTTCGATAGAACTTACATTGTGTGATCTATCACCAGGTGTATAGTCACTGTTACCAACACCTAAGTTTGTATTCAAGTACCAAGAGGTAGCACGACCCTCAAACATTTGAGTGTAAGTACAAGTCTTAAGTCCTGATCTATCTTTAAACTCACCAACCTTAGCAACTCTCTGCATTTCAGGATTGAATACCTGAACAGAGTTACCCATAGAACCATACTCTGTGCCAACACCTGCTCCATAGTAGAATAATTCTGGAGTTGTTTCATCAACTGCAACTTCTGTATATGAACCAGTAAATGTAACACCCTGAGTCATTTCAGCTGGGTTAGTAGTACCTATACCAACTGAGGTGACACCAGAAGGATGATAGTACATCCTGATTGGATAGTTAGCTTGCTGTGCAGCATTCTCAAATCTATAAGTCTGACCTACCTCAAATCTTAAGTAAGGTGATTCATAACCTTGAACATTAATACACTTATCAGATCCGATACCAATGTACCTATGTTCTGAAGTCTTAGTACCAATAGTAACAGGTAATGGTTTGAATGGATTAGTATGCTCAGTGTAAAGATTCTTGGATGTATCTGCAGCACCAGTTAAGGTAGAGAAACTAGCAGCAGATGCAAAGGTAGCATTGGTTGCCTGAGATGCAAGACCTGCAAGAGTTGCATAGGTTGCAATACCAGCAACGATTGCTTCAGATGCAATACCTGCAAGAGCAGCACGAGGTGCTTCAACAATGGTAGCAGTAACAATACCAGCTGAGATAGGTGATACATCAATACCAGCATCAAAGTTAATTGTACCAGCAGTACCAACTAAAGATCCACTATCGTTAACAATAACACCACTACCAGCAGCAACAATGTTAGTTAATTCTGATCCATCACCAATGAATTTTGGTGCAGTTATATTATTAATAACATTGATTGTTGCTGAAGAATCTAATTGAGCAGCAGTAGCAGCAGTAGTCGCATTGTCTGCAGTCGTTGCATTGGTTGCAGTAGTAGCAACGGTAGCAATACCAGCAACAGTAGCATAGTCAGCATAGGTTGCTCTTTCAACAGAAACTCCATCGGCAAGACTGTTTGCAGTCTGGGCAACACCTACAGTATCTGATCCTTCTATTAATGCAACACCATTATTAACAGTCGCAGTAATGTTAGTTCCAAAGTTAATTGTGGCAGCAGTACCAACAATAGTACCACCATCCTCAACATTAACACCAGATCCAACAGCAGTAACACCAGTCAATCCTGATCCATCTCCAGCAAATGCTTGAGCAGTAATGATACCAGTGGTGTTTACATTAAGGTTAGATCCTATACCAGAAGGTCCTGGATCCTGTGGGATTGAGTGAGCAACAAAGGTTAAGTTAGGTTTAGAACCACGAACAATTAAACTCTGTCCATTAGAAAGAGCGAGGTTGTCGATCTGAACATCCTGTAATGGTGCTAGTCTAAGACCAAAAGCAACATAATCTGACTCTTTGAACTCTGGTATCCCTCCAGATGATATACCAACAGATAATGCTGCAGTGACATCTGGGTTCTGGTTTGTAGCATGAACTGTAATCAAACTATCTTCTTCAGCAGTAAGAATCTTTAAGTTTGAATTGATTGTATGTGGTGGTGTGTATGATAAAGTTAATGATTCTTTTCTACCATGTGTAGCAGCAGAAACATCACTGATCTTATCGTAAATCTTAGTAGCAAATGTTAGGAAAGATACATTAGGGTCGAATGATGATACAAATATCTTATCGCCTGGTTTAATACCAACCTTTTCAATCAGTCTAGTACCACCTCTGTCTAATTCAATACCATAAGCAATGTAGTCACTACTTTTAAATCCAGGTGTGCTAGAGATACCAATAGAGAATGTAGATTTAAAGTCATTCTGGTTTGCAACAGCAACACTAACTTCAAGAAGATCTTCACTCTCAAATAGTAGTGTTGGTTCAACGACACCCTTAGTCAATGTAGTTCTAACAGATGCAAGACGACCCACTCTTGCTTGGAATGGATCAGGAGTTTGGAAAGATGTTACTACAGAGAATGGTGAAGCATAGGATTGTCCCATACTACCATCAGCATTAGATACATGCCTTAATCTTACATAGAATGTGGTAGCAGCAGCTAAACCAGTATTAATAGTCTGAGTTAATGAAGTAAGGTTAGAACCAATAGAAGTATAAACAACTTGAGAAGGATCAGCAAAAGTTATATCTGTACTGACTTCAAATTCAACTCCCTTAAGTGTACCAGAAACTGCCTCACCATCTATAGCAATGTAACTACTTGAGGTTAATACAATACCAAATCTCTGACCTACAGTAGATGCATTTACAGGTCCGACAATGAATGGTGTCTGAACACCTGGTGCATTACCTAAGGTAGCAAACGATACTATACCAGCAGAGTAATTAGAATAATACTGAGTAAATGCTGTACCATCAGAGTTAGATACATGTCTTACTCTTGCATAGTAAGTAGTAAATCCAGCTAGAGTTCCAGTGGTTGTTTGTTCTAATCCAACATTGTTTGCAGTTGATTGGAAGTCAATGTAACTGAAATCTACATCTCTAGATAGTTGGAATTCAACTGCTTTTAATGTACCTGATACTGTTGTTCCACCAATAGCAGTGTATGCAGATGATCGTAATAATAATCCTTCAGTATTAACACCAGTTGCATTGTTAACAGGAGAAAGAATAGAAGGTTCGTTGATTCCTGCAAGTTCTGTAGAGATACCAGAGTTGACATCAATAAAAGTAACATTAACATTACCGTTACCATCTTCAGTTCTCTGGTTGAATTGTCCTGACCAGAAGGTAGCAGTATCAATGTCAGGATGCTGATCAAAGAATAAATCATTTCCTAAAACTTTACTACCAGATTCTGATAGAGCACTAGAAGTAGTAAAACCTGTTACCCAATTCTTTGCTTCAATTGCTGTTGCAGTTGGATTTCTTTGAGCATACAGAGCAACAAGACCTGCAACTACAGGTGCAGCAGCAGAAGTTCCACTAAATTTACAGTCAAAGAAACCACTGTTATCAAATCTTGGATAGTCTCTATAGTTACTTACATTATGAAGACCAGGTGCTAGTGTCTCATCAGCAGGAGCATAGATGTCAATACCAGGACCACTGTTAGAGTATGTTGCCTTTCTTTCTTTTAAATCTGATTCAATGAAGTCATCCATTGCACCAACATTAATTACTGGATGGTATCCAGTAGTTGAGTTGAATCCAATACCAGATGGGTTCATCCAATCTCTAGATCCGCATGGAGTTCTTGTACCACCAAACTCAGCACGACCATCATTTGAACCAAAGTATGCATCAGTAAGACTATCAGTTCTGTGTACATCAGTAAATCCAGCACCAATTCTTTGGTTATTATTACCTGCAGCAGAGATGTAGATGACACCTGCATCCATCATTTCTTTACCAGCAGTATCAGAAGCATTATTTCTTGCAGATGATGTCCATGATTTATATGCACCAAGCACTTGGTTGTTGAAACCATAGATCATATCACTGACATCAACAGGATCTGAACTACTACTAACTGGCATAACAATAGTACCAGTATTGTTCTTAAACTTCCAAGATAAAGTAGCACTGGCATTAGTAGCAGCTTGATAACCCCATGAACCATTAACAACAGTCGGAAGTTTTACTCCAAGAATAGGGTTTACTGGTTTATGTTGATGGAAAAACTTAATGAGGTCATAGGATGTTTCAATATCCATACCTACATTATCACTAATCGCTGGCATGTTCCATATGTTTGCCTTGAATGCCATACCCATGTTCTTTCCAGCAGCCATACCAGCACATGCTGTACCGTGACCACTAGTAAGACTGTTACCACCAGTAGTACCTACACCAACTGCTCTGTCACATGTATAGTTTGAAGGGATATTGATTGTAGGTAAAAGTCCTTTAGAAGTAGATCTTGCGTTGTTATCTTCCCACCATGCAATTGCGTTTGCAGTAGCAATACCTGTGCTTCCATCCTCTCTTGTATAAACATAACCGTAAGTATTAAACCAGTCTGGGTCTATAAGATAAGGACCATCAAGAACGATATCACTTACTCTACTTGTACCATCATCATTAAGGAACTCAGGGTGAGATCTTAGAACACCAGAGTCATGTATAACTAAGTCTACATTTCTACCATCGTATGTGTAATTAGTATTAGTGGTAATCGCAGCAAGGTTACCAACATTAGAACCATATATTTCTCCTGCAGTTTGCACACCTACTCTAGGAACAGCCCAGTTAGTTCTATTTTCCTCTGCACTAGTCAATGCTCCTACTGTAGTAGGTGGATTGTTAGGTGAATCTAGATCACGATATGCTTTAACATCACTACTCCACCTTTGTGGCATAGCAAGTTCTGGTTTTGGGAATGAGTCTGGGTTATCTTTTAAAGATAGCTCAATCCAATTAACATATGAATGTCTTCCAATCTCAGCAGCCTCTTCTTCCGTCAACTCATAGGTTCCACGAGTAGGACTACCTTTTTTCTCATCGGTACAGGTAATCTTTCTATCAGGAATTCCATCCTCGTTAGAGTCTACGGTGAGAGCACCATGAATCTTATCCCAATAATCAGCACTGGTAACAGATAATGTATATCGTTTTAAAGCCATGTCTCACGCAACAGAATACACTTTTTTAGTATTTAGGTGTGCTATAATATATACTAGAAAGATTATCGTAATGAATATCGTAACTGGTGCTGGTGGTTTTATCGGAAGACACTTTGTAAGGTCACTAGAAAATGTCCTTGAAATAGATCTAGATAATTGCGAAGAATTTATAGAGAAATTTAATAGATGGGATGAAGTTGATATGATTATCCATCAGGGTGCTTTGTCCTCTACGACCAACAAAGACCTTGGGATGATACACAAATATAATATTGATTATAGTATTAAATTATTTGAGAAGGCAATTGAGTATAGTATCCCTGTTAAGTATGCCAGTTCAGCGTCTGTCTACGGTAATCAACAAGGCATTATAAATCCCTTGAATTACTACGCATTATCTAAAGCAACAGTAGATTACTGGGTCTTAGATAACATTGAAAGGTTCGTACATATTCAAGGGTTTAGATACTTCAATGTATATGGATCAGGTGAATACCATAAAGGAACTATGGCAAGTTTGGTCTCTCAGTTTCAGTGGCAGTCCTCGGTGGGAGTGATACATCCATTTGAGGGAAGCGATCAGATATATCGTGACTATGTGTGGGTTGGGGATCTTGTAAATGTTGTGTTATCGAACACTGCAGGTTCGGGCATATACGATCTTGGCACAGGGTCGCCAATAACAATTGACACTGTAGCTCAATTAGTTTCACTAAAAACTGGGTGCCAATCGACTCAAATACCATTTCCACCTCCTCTTAAGGGTAAGTATCAATATTATACCATAGCTGACATGAAATGGTTAAAAGATTACAAATTTAAAACAGTTAAAGAGTATCTCCAGGTATAACTCTGTTTGAATCAGAGTCAAAATGTTGTGTAGAAAATTCAAATAGTTCTGCGTCTTCTATTGCAACCATCTGATGTCTAGTCTCTCTACAACAGTGGAAACTATCACCTGGTTCTAGTATCATTGTCTTCGCATCCTCTAAATTATCTGTCTTACCATAGAATAAATGAATCTTACCTGACTGTAAATAAAAAGTTTCATCCTTCAGTATATGATAATGCCATGAGCATCTGTGGTTCTTCTTAATGAAGAGTAACTTTCCACAATACTCAGGTGAGTTGGCAATCCATTTCTCCCAACCCCATCCTTTTGGTACAAATTTTGGTTTAGTTTCCTTCAAAATAATCCTCACTATTCATTGCTTTATCATCAATAAAAATATCAGCATGTGGTTTACCCATGATTAATTCATGGTATTTGCATCCCCATATATCTAGTTGACATTTAGTTAGTGGTTTTAATAACTCTTCTGCCTTTTGTTTTGCCTCATGATGTGGAAGCATACTAGACCTACCCATAGCACGAGCAGTAAAGTATATTATATAATGACCCTCTTCATATAATTTATTAATTTTTTCTATCCGATCTTTCTTAGGAGTAGAACCCTCATAGACACAATTTCCACATGTACCAGGTGTACAGATAGTGCTATCAATATCAACGCAATATCTCATCAACATCCTCCATTGTTAATGTGTATGTACCAGGATTTTCAACTGCTATTGCTGCTGCTTTGTTAGCAAAAGCAATAGACTCATCCATAGAATCTAATTGTATATAATAGAAGACTAATGCTGCTAAGAATGTATCTCCTGCACCAGTCACATCAAATGTTCTAGCAACAGGCACTTGGAATTGTTTCTTATTCCATAGAGCACCGTTAGCACCCATAGTAACTATACAATTACTAGAGTTGGGAATATGATCTGGTTGTAATGCTTCAAATTCTTTCTGATTAATTTTGTATATTATATTATCTCTCCTCGGAGGTCTAGTTGATTTAGTATCAACAAAAACTTTTATCTGTGGATTTTTTAATGCAAGATCTTCAATCAATTTCAAATCTACAAATCCTTTATTGTAATCTGATACAACTATAGCATCATACTGTTGATGCATCGCTGCAATCATAATTTGATGTTGTTTAATAGGTTCTATTTCTGGTTCAGTATCAAGACGCATGACCTGTTGATTAGATCTCTGATGTACATACCTAGTCTTTGTTATCTTTTCTTTGTTTGTTATAAAATTTACATTAATACCAAGAGATTTTAAATTTTCATTGACATTTGCTGCCATACCAGGTGCAGTTTGCTTCTCCTGATATTTCATAACAGGGATAGGTCCTTCTGGACTTAAACGATCACAAGATCCGTACACCCATTCATCGGTGCAACTATCCCCTATCAATAATACATTGTATTGTCTTGCTAGTTGCATACTTTTCAATCCTATCAAAGAATATTAATTTGCCAGCACTGTGTTTACCAATGACTGACTTACCTTTCCAATCGGAACCAACTATCATTATATCAGGTTTGACATCCTTTATCAATGCCTCAAGAGACTCATCACTATCAAAGTATGTCACTTCATCAACTGATGATAGAGAGACAAGCATTATCCCTCTGTCTTCCTGATTATATATTGGACGAGTGCTTCCCTTTTTTTCTTTCACTCTGTCATCAGTATCAATACCAACAACAACATAATCTCCTAAAGATTTAGCATAGTTTAGTAGTGCTATGTGACCAGGATGTAAGAGATCAAAGGTTCCATTAACAAAAACTTTGATCCATTTTTTTTCATGTATAAATGGTTTACTCATAGTCCTAGATTATAATTGACAATGCATCTAGTATTACTCTTTGTAGGTTGTTCTGCTGTGTGATATAGATGACCATTAAATATAACTACTCGACCTTGTTTTGGTGTGACTCTCTGCTTGATAGTATATTTTTCTGATTGTACTTTTTCATTGTATATAACTGTATCACCATCACTATCACAAACATAGTAAAGTGCAACTACAAATTTATTATTACCATGAATATCTATGTGTGGTTTGTCGATAGTTCCATCTGTGTTTATTGGAAACTGTAAAAAAGAACGACCTTGAAGAACTTTTGCCTGATTAAATCCAAGTTTACGAACAACTGTTTCAAGTAAGGGAACAAATAATTCATGGTAATCACTTATTATATGACCTCCTAAAACATCAGAGTTTATAGTTCCAGTTTTTAAATCTCTTTCATCTTCATAAGGCAAGTCAACATATACATGAGAGAGTCCTGGTCTATGCTGACTATCACTATCACCAGATGCTGTAACATCTTCGAGATAATACCAAGGAAACTGTTCCATGTCAGGTCTTTCCTCACCAAATAGAGTAGTTTTAATTTTTTCTTGGTATTCTAGGTCAATAAAATCATCAATGACCATTACATCACTTATCATTTTTAATAGTAATTAGTTTACCGTACTCAGGTAAGTAAAGATATTCAATGTCACTATTGGCAATAGTTTTAACAGCATCTTCTAATGTTTCAACTAAGGGTTCACCACCTAAATTGAAAGAAGTATTGAACAGGATAGGACAACCAGTTTGTTTGTAAAACTCACTAATTAATTCATGGTAATTTTTATTTTGTTCCTTTGTTACAGTTTGAATTCTACATGTCTTATCTACATGAATGATAGCAGGAATCTTTTCTTCAATACCTGGTTTACATTCAACAGCATACATCATGAATGGAGTCTCATCCATACCACGAAGATCAAACCAATCATGAACATGTTCCTTTAGAATAGTACCTGCAAATGGTCTGAAGTATTCACGATGCTTGACAGTATTAACAAAGTCTTTGCCTTCTGGATCACGAGGATCATATAATATAGAACGATTACCAAGAGCACGAGGACCTGACTCAGACTTACCTTGGAACATTGCTACAATATTTTCAGAGGTAATCAACTTAATTACATCTTCATGATTAGCATAATTAACAACACCATTATACTTATCACTAACATCTACAATATCATCTAAAGAATAATTGTATTCAGGACCGAGATATAGTGTGTTTATCTGAGGTTTAAGTGCATCTTCAACTTGAAAAGGTTGTAATGTTTTATAGTAAATATATAATGCTGCTCCAATAGCAGTACCAGCATCATTACTAACTGGTTCTACAAATAAATTGATGCCCTCATCTTTTAACTGCTCAAGATACCAGTAGTTTGCAACACAGTTCAACCCATACCCACCAGACAATACTATATTCTTTTTACCAGTCATCTCAACTGCCTTACGAATAAGTTTTAAGACTGCTTCTTGTGTTTCAGTTTGTACTGCATATGCTAAGTCTCTTCTATTCTGATACTTAGTTAGATCTGATTTAGGATCATCAGGATCTGGATGATCATCAAGGAAAGGATACTCATGTACATTAACATGTCCTGCATTTGGATAGGTAGGTATCATTACATTCCTATCTACTGTACCAAACTTCTTAAAGATCTTAGGTACTTCTGGATTAGGTTTACCGTATGGAAATAGACCCATAGTTTTACCTGCCTCAATAGCATGCCATCCACAATACTGTGTAACTGCCTCGTATGCTTTCACAATACCACAAGTCTCGTCAAGTAGATACTCAAAGGTTCCTTTCTCAGTAGGATAAACTTCCTTTGCTTCCATGTCAGGAATGGTTGCTGTAGTAGCAGGTCCTCTAGTACCTAGATGTTTCCATACAGTATTAATTTCTTTAGGATAAGTACAATCAAATATAGATTCAACTTCCCATACTGTCTCCTGTCTATCCATGATAGAGAAGTCAATGAATGTACCTGCACCATCAACTACTAATGCTGCTGCCTCAGTAAATCCAGAACGATAGAATGCACACGCAGCATGTAACTTATGATGTATATTTCCTAAGTCTATAACTTGTGAATGTCCTTTCTTTGGATCTTGACCAGAATTATCATCAATCAATCCCATCTTCCTTGCAAGACCTACATAGGCAGATTCAAAAGAATATTCTAATACAGGTGCATCTTTTGCTGTCATCTGAGTGTGAGCAATGACAAGATAATCTAGTTTATCAGTATACTTTTTGATTAACATCATAGATGCAAGAGGAGCACCATCATACTTGCGACGAGAAATTCTCTCCTCTTCTACAGCAAATACAATTTCACCATCTTTAAGAAGACAGACACCTCCGTTATGTCCTCTTGCTATGCCAGCAATCCACTGTGTCATTTACCAAACCCCTTAGTTTCTGCTTGTACAACTTTTTTCTTGACAGATTTGCCAAGTTTATCTCTACAAGATTTAATTACTGCAGAGATATCTTTCTCAGTCATAGACATACACTCATCATTTTGTATGTCTTGATAATCTTCCATAGTTAATCTGATAGGAGAAAAAGTTCTTCTATCTTCACCTAGATCTATTATATCAAATTTTGGATCATCTGGATAGGATATATTGATTGGATATGTTGATCCAATCACAGCAGTAACTGTGCTACCAACTGCCTTAGCAATATGTTGACCAACAGAATCACATCCTAAGAAATGATCTGCTCTGTCTATAATACTTGCCCAGATACGAATGTCTTCTATGTTAGGAACAATATATGCATCCTTAGATTCTCCTTCTTCTGTCTGGAATGGGAACTCAGACATTACAATCACACAATAATCTTTCTTTAAATTATTAATGATAGTACTAATATCTGATAGATTAAAACTACGAGAGGTGGGGTCAAACATATACCCACCAGTATCCATAATACCTCTACCAAATGGTTGGATAACTATAACTTTTTCTTTTCCTGTAGTGTTTATTGCTTCATCAACCAACTGCATTCCTTGAATACCCTCACCTTTTGCCAAGGTAATATTGGGTGCTGGTAATTCTCTAGGTTCATCTAACCCATTGATTTCTATATCAAATGCTTGAGAAAGACTACACTTCTGATTATAATAATGCCACTGTCTATATGGTTCTGGTGTTACACAATCTCTATCTTTAATCTTATCTTCAAACAATCCTTTATGCCAATTATCATAGGCATACTTATGTAATACAGGATGTCCTCTGTAGAAATTCATACCACCCTCACAGACAATTATAAAATCGTCATGAGTTTCAGCATATTTTTCTAATGCAGGGATAGAAGCAACCACTCTACCTGCACCACCATTAATAAAGAATACTTTAGATCTCATACTATCACATCAACAATTTATATAGTCATAAAAAAACAACTTGGTTTATACGGTCATACCCATCCTTAAACATGGTGGGGTCAGCGTTTGGGGAGTGTAAGACATCAGATTCATACATTATCATTCTATTATACACCATTTCAAACTCATGTTCAACCTTCCATACTCCATCGTATCCTCCACGCATCCATTTATGAATGTAATCCCATACCTTACTATGATCCATCCCAACTAACTCATCAAAATTTTCTGGTTTATCAATATAATCCATGACATTATATGGTAATGTCATTTGTCCTTTGTAAGAATACAAATTAGTACCACCATGACACTCATCAGGATAATTTAGAAAGATTACTATACCAAATCTATTATAATCAAAAGTTGATTGAGTACATTGTCCAACTATACCACGAGTAACACCATGCTCATCTGTATACCCACCACTATCATCTTGATATGGTTGAGAGTATGCATCTTGATGAGGTAAACTTAAAAAAGGATTTGCATTGAGAGAATCAGAATTCATTACATTACATAAGAACCCTGCGTTATCCCAGTGAGCTTCATACATTTGATAAGTCATTCTATGTTTCCATAGACTCTCATCATAACAATACTTATCAAATAATTCTTTAGTATTTTTTTTAAATTCTGTCGTTTCTATATAACATCTCTCACCTGGAAGACCTTGAATTAATTCATTTCTTCTCCACTTCTCTGCTTGCACTGCTAGTTCTTTTAGTTCACTAGGATTATCATAGAAATTATCTACAACCAATGCAGTCCTCTGATCAGGACCAATATTTCTAATTACTTTTTCTTTACGATTAGAATTTAGTTCAAACATAATAAAATCCTCAGAGACAAAAAAATTCTGGAAAAATTTTTCCCAGAATTTTGGAATAAAAAGTTACATTTCGTTTTGCATCCTTAAGGATCTATATCCTCTGCTGCTTTGGATGTACCACCACTCCAGAAATCACTAGTGTCAGCAGCATCTCCACTATTAGGAATATCATCTGGTTCATGTGGCCATACAATTCTATATGTTTCTGTACCTACACCTGCCCAAGTTGAAGGAAGGTCTCTTAATTTCTGACGGTAATCTTTCCAAGGTGAACTGAAATTAGAAGGAGCATCACTAGGAATCTTATCATCAGATTGTTTTAAAAGAGAGTCTCTAGTTGCTCTTACCCAATCCCAACCAAATGTATGTGAATCAGCAGCACTATTTCCTTCACTGTGTGTATTATTCCACTCTGTAGCATCACTAGAGAAGACAGGATCTCTTGGCCACTTATTATTAACATGATCATACTCTAATGAAAGCATATCAAACACTTCTTGGAAGTGAAGATAGTCATTAAGAATAGGATTAGGTTCTGAGTCAGGACCTGAAGGAGTTTCTATTTGATATGGACCTTCGATACCACCATAGACAGCGATAGCATTCATTGGATACTTATCTGCATCCAAAGTAACTATCTTACTTCCTACAGGAGCATCTCTATCACATGTTCCAGTCTCAAAAGAATGCTCTTGATGCCAGTCAGGATTAGCATCTGTTCCTTTATTCTCGTACCAAAGAGTTATATGTTGTGGTCCGACATAAGTACAGATTCCTGTCCTTGTTGTGTCTTGCTCCTGTCCCATCCATACTGTAGGAACAGGAAATAATACTGTCTTAGTAATGTTTGCCATTGGTTTTGTTCAGGTGTACTCCCTCATTTGTTATTTATAATTAAGACCATGAAGTCACAACAACTAAACCGCCGTTACCGTGATCTCCCCAACATTGTCCACCTTGAGTAGATCCAGAGTGTCCTCCTCCACCAGGCCAGATAGATGGTGATGAGCAACATCCTCTAGCATTACCATATGAACAACGGTTTGTTCCAAAGTTTCTATTAGCAGACCAAGGACCTGGAGGTGTAGAAGCAATTGACCATGCACCAGAGTGACAGTTAACATGCTTTAATTCTCCACCAGAAACACCACAAATATAGAATTCGTTCTCATTGTTCATTCCTGATGCTGTATCTTGTGAATCAGGCCATGATGCAGAGCAACCGTTGAAGCAGTTGTTTCTTTGTGCTTGCTTAATACAAGTATAGCAACTAGAAGTACAACGCTTAACACCATATGTTCCACCTTGCATACAGAAAGTTCCTAGTCCACCACCCTGAACATAAGAAGGACATCCGTAAAATCCACAACCAGTTCGTCCATTACAACATCCACAACATGAACATCTACTACTTGAACCAGCACAGATTGTATATTGTGTAGCACCTGCAGTAAAGTGACCGCAGTTTGCATAGACTGTCTTAGTAGCGTAACCACCACCGCCACCACCAGTACCAGGACCACCACCACAGCATCTAGCAGGACCACCAGATCCTCCACCAGATATAATTTCAAATTGAATTGTTTGAACTTTAGCAGGTACAGTCCACTGATAACAACATCCTCCGTTACATGGGTTGTTATTACAGCAGTTGAAGTAGAAACTTCGGCATTGGATACCAGTCGATAGACCAGTAACCTGTCCTGGACCTAGCGAGTCTGGTATGACTGCCTGATCCCCCTGTATCTTTTTATATGTTTGATAATTAGCCATTGTTTAAGCCGAATGGTGGTTCGTTAGTTGTATTTATGAAAGAAGGGGGTATTTAACCCCCATGAATCTATTAGATGGTGATTAGTCTCCATCCTTGTGTGCCATCATAGAACACAAGTTCAAATGCAGCACCCTCAGTATTAACTGTTAGGTCGGATGCGTCACCCATGATTGGGTTACCATTTCTACCAACTGTTAGTGCGTTTGAATCAAATGTCTTGGCAACATCGAAGATTCTAATGCTATCACCTTTGATTGGGTTAGCAGGTAGAGTAACAGTGAATCCACCTGATGATGTGTTACAGAAGATTTGCTGTTTGTTAGCAGCAGTAACTCCAGAGGTAGCATCGATATTCTGGTATGCACCTACAGGTAACCAGTTTGAACCGTTGTAGTATTCATAACTGTTTGTATCAGTATCGTAGCGAAGTCCACCATTAAGTAGTGCGTTACCAGTAGGTCTTCCTGCTTGAGATCCTCTAGGTGGAACTAAGATTCCTGATGTGGCATCCATCTTACCTCTTGTTAAGAATCCACGAACTGCTTTCTCAGTTGGACATGCTTGGTTAGAATCACCAGACATGAGTTCATCAGAGGAGAATTCGTTGATCGCTTCACCAATCTGTCCACCGATAGCACCCAATCTTAGTTCTGTCAAACCAGATAAGTTGAAAGCGGAAGCATCCAAGGTAGCAGCACCAGTTAACTGGTTAACAGAGAAGTATTCTCCAACTCTGAAGTTACCTCCTTGGTCAGTTGATACGAAGAAGATCTTACCAGAGTTAACTACATTAGTTTCGTTACCCTGTGATGCTGTGTTCTCATCAGTGTTAGGATAGTTTGTTTGTGCAGTGTTACCTGTACCGATTAATAGGAAGTCATGACCAGTAAGTCTTAGTTTAGAGAACTTACTTCTCATTGCAAACTCTTGATTGTCGAATGACTTAGGAGCAGATCCCTTACCAGGTGCCACATTAATTGTTGCACGACCATTCGCTTGCTGAACAGCATTGGTTGCTGCACTTACAAATGTATGAGCACTTGTATTTGTAGAAGGAATATTTTCTAGTGACTGGAAGGAGAATGTGTTAACAGTCGTTGCCGAGATAGAAACTAATGTTCTGAATAATGGGTCAGCTTTACCAGCGTTAACACCTGTACCTGTAGCACGAGGATAAGTTTTCTGAGAAACATTACCATCAAGAGAACAAGTAAATGTTAATGAATTAGGTGTTAATTGAATCTTATCTCCAACCATCATACCGTGACCGTTAGATGTCAACTGTACGATACCTGTTGATGGGTTGTAAGAACCTGCAGTTGGAGTGAAGTTATTACCAGCAACATAGTTTGTTACAGCTCTTAAGATGTAAGTATTAGTATCGGAGAATCCCATACCAACAGTAGTAAATCCTAATGCGTCACCAACAATAGGTGTTGTCGAGAGTCCAGCAACCTCAAAGAGGATATCTTGCTGTCCGTTTACTGCGTTAGAACCACTACCGAGTCTAAAGTATCCAGTAGCACCAGCACCAACAGAATCAACTTCGATGTACTCACCAGGTGTGAAGACTGTAGTACCAATACCAACCGCAGGGTTGATATCAGCTGCATCCATAAATGTGTTACCAAATCCAGTCTTATACTTGAAGTAGATTGCATCTGATGCAGACTGGTCGTTAGTTAGTGTACCACGAGCACCTGAGACAGTACCACGCATTGTTGCACCAACAGCAAGAGTTCCAGCATAAGTTCCAACAACAGTTGTCATCTTATCACCGAACATCCTACCAAATCTAGGAGTCTCTAGTGTAGAGAATCCTGCAGCAACAGCACCGTAAGTACCGTAGGAGTTGTTACCTGATAGAGATCTAATCTCTGATCCATCATCAGATACATATCCGAATGCACAATAGTATGTGAAGGAAGACACAATCTCAGCGAGAGCATCATCTTCTAGGAAGAATCCTACACCACCCGAATGAATATTCGTAAAGGCATCGAACACCATCGATTTACCACCTGCACCTTCAGGTGCTAGGTTGTGAACACCACCCTCAATAAAGATACCAATAGCACCTTGATGTCCTGTACCATCAAGACAAACATCAGAGAATGCAGTACAGTCTTTAATGTATGGTGAACGGTTTAGAATAGGATCGGTTGGGTTTAATCTGAAGTATACACCACAAGCAGTAGTACCTACACCAGTCTTGACTTGCCACTTATCAGTATTGAAAGGATCGTTAGAATCGTAATCAAAACCTTGAAGACCACGCATTGTGATCGCCTGAACTGTAGTAGAGTCAGACACAAAGAACATAGTCTGACGAGCATTAGGAATAACACCCTCAGTTGATATGCCAGGAGCAGGTTGAATTGTTGAACCTCTTAAAACATCACCAGCAATTGAGAAGTTCTTAGGTAGAGTAATTGGTAACTCTTCTGAGAATACACCAGCAGATAGTTTGATAATAACAGGTGAAGAGTCAGTAACAGTACCACCACTTACATATGTGTGTGCGATAGTTGAGATACTGACATTGGTTACGAAAGTATCAGAGTCAATAACACTATCAACTTTAAAGTAGAAACCTTGTGTACCATCAGGGAAGACAGTAGTTGTTAAACCAGAGAAACCAGGAGCACAAGTGAATGATATACCAGCAAGTCTGATGTCCCCTCTTGGGAATAAACCGTGGTTAGCAGCAGTAACAGTTGCAATACCAGAAGTATTATCGTAAACAAAGTTAGTAATGTTAGATACTTTCTGTGCTGCAGTAGATGCGTAGGAAATATTCTGCCATGCATCGTCAGGAGTTAAACCAGAGTTATCGTTTGAACCTTGCTGTGCGTCAATGAAATATATTTTTGTTCTTTGTCCAGCATACTGCCATTCAACTTCATCAGTACTTGATACTCTTAGGAATGTACCTTGGGTACCAATACCCTGTCTTGAAGGACCAGTACCATCTCTAGTTAAAATGTCACCTTTAGTTGTTAAGAGTGCTGCACTATCACCTATAGCAAATGCTTGCCACATGGTAACAGCAGTACCAGGTTGAACATTTAAGTTAGAAGATGCAACAGAAACATATGCAGAACTTGAGTACTCAACTAAGTCACCTTGCTCATAGTAATTAGAGTTACTCCAAGTACCTCTCCATTTTTGTCCTCTAACAAGTAGAGACCAACCATTTTGTCCTGCATCACTATCAGTAATACCAGCACCGATTGGTGGTGTGTCGTTATTAATTATTAATTGGTCAGCGATGTAAGAGTTACCACCGTAGGTAACAATCTGACCTTTACCATATTGTTTTGTCTTATCGTATGTCGCACCAGCACCAGTACCAATACCTTGAACTAAGTTAGACCATAGAGCTGGGTTTTGGTTTGGCTGATCTCCTCTTGGGTTAGTACCTATGGCAACATAAGCAGAACCACTAAATTCTACGAGGTCTCCTCTCTCATACCTTGCATTAGAATCATACTCTCCTCTACCCTCTATTCCGTTAGAGAATGGAGCAAAGTTTGCTGCAGGAGGGAAGAATCCGTCTGATCCAACACCTGTAACATCATGTGGGGATGTTGATACACCAGTGGCAGTCTGGTCTGATGGTGTTTGGAATGGTGATGTAACACGATATAGTTGAGGACCATATTCAACTACATCATTAATACCATAGTAAGTATCAGTAGCAAAGGCACCTCTGAAGTTTACGCCCTCTGCATAGATATCCCAATACTGTGGGTAGTCGTTTGCGTACCAGTTACTTTGAATACCTGTTGAGGTATGCTGTGCTGTACAAATGTATAGGTTACCACCTTCTTTAACGATATCCTGGACAACATATCCAGTACTCACCGTTAGATCTCCAGCGAAGTTCTGACCTGTAAGGTGCAGACTCCAGTATGCTGAGTCGTTAGGGAAGCCTGTAGAACTACTGTCAGAAGTATGGTTAACAGTACACACATATGAACTAGCACCGTATTTAACGATGTCATCAATTACATATGCAGTAGATGCTACCCATGCTCCACGCCAGTTGAACTTCAGTCTGCCAAGTCTAAATTCTGCCATTGTTAGTTACTCGTTAAACAGGTCCAGTGTATGAATGGGTTCCATTGACTTGAAGGACTAAGTATCCATCAGAATCTAGGAAATAATTTAAGTTACGACGATCAAATCGTATCTGTTGATATTTATCTTGCGGATTATTGGCAGTTGCCTTTTGCTCAGTAACTTCCTCAACATAATCCTCATAATCTCCAAACTCTTCAACTTGCGTTCCATCGAGTCGGAATGGTTCAAAGCTTTCAGTAGTAGAAGCAGTACTTACCTTAGTAAGATAGAGCATAGAGTACTCATCTCTTCTCAAAGCATAAACAAAATGCCCTGTAGAATCTTGAGGTTGAAAATGTGCGTTGCTTAATGTTAATGCCATTTAACTAACTATTCTCCAATAACTACCTGTCCATAAAAACATAACGGTTACACCTGAAACATCTAAGTTTACAGGTCCATCATCAATGTTTCCTATCGCATCTTTAAATTGATGGCTCGCTGAAGTCAATGTAACATTATTTATATTCCAACTTTGGCCACCGTCTGCTATCTCAATGCTGTCTCCAGCTGATAAGTTGACCTGTGGCATAGTGGCATTAATAACACCAGCGTTAGTGTCGGCAAGGTATCTCTTATTAACAACAAGTTGTGTTGATAGAGGACCAGTTAACTGTGCGAAGACAGGAGTTGCACCAGTAGCAGCTTGTGCTACAGTTTCAACAGCGTTGCCACTTCTAATGTAGATCTTTTGGTCTACAATATTAATAGCCATTTCTCCATCTTCCAGATCATTAAGACCAGGAATCTGACCCTGCGTAATACTTCGTTTTGGTTTAATGCGAGTCGGCATTACAAGATTTTATAGTATTGCTTCTAGTTATTTATTAGAAGTAATTAACCGCTAATACAAACCGTGCTTTTTCGTTTGTACAGTTCGTACTATTATGTGGTGTAGATCCATCAAAAATTACATTTCTATTAGCAACACTTTCTATCTTAGTTCCGTCTTCCATCTTGGTATATCCATCGTTGTCATTAAAATATAACAGTGCTGCATTGTGACTATACTCGAAGTCTACATGAGGATCATGCTCAATAAATTTTCCTTGATTAGGATACAATAAAACTCTTGCTCTAATTATTGACTTGACATTTAAAACTTTGATTAGATAATCATCTAATGGTTCCATGAAAGAACTTACTGGAGAGAATCTTTCATATAATCTATGCACAAAATAAAAATGCTCGTTATTATTTTCCCAAGGGTTTGCTACTCTTGCTTGATACTCCCAAGGAAAGTTATGACCCATCACAACTCCTTGTAGCATAGTAAAATATTCTTTCTCAAGAGTGTCATCAGTAATGTTCATGGTTCAAGTAAATTAAAAGCAATTGAAAACCTAGGTTCATCAGAATAACTCATACTAACATGATGATATAAAGAACCAGGAAACAAATACATGCCACCCTCAACAGGTGGTATGGTAATATTAGTATGTTGTATAGGAGCAAAATTATGTTCATCTAGATGATGAAAAACTAATTCTCCTGATTGTTTTGGACAACTAACCCATAAAACTCCAGCAAGCACACAACCAGGATGTGTATGACTTACATTATAGTTATGCTTGTAATTTATATTGAACCACATGTTAGATAATTCTGGTTGAAAATCCATACATGTCTCATCATGATTACGATACTCCTCTACCAAGTCTAAGATCCTTGGACTCATATAATTAAGAAATGGTGCGAAGGCATCCATCTCCCAAAAATTATCAGGACTTTGATACCCATCTACATTACTCCTACTATTGGTTGGATAAGTTTTAGCATAGTTAGTCATCCATGCTATAAGATCATCTTTAACCAATTCAAATTGAGAATCATATGATTTCGCAATTACTGTAGGGAATATAGTATGGGTGGTCATAAACCTTTTTTAGATCTATTCTGTATTATTATTCTATCGTTAGCATGGTCTGGTATAAATTCTAAAACATCATCGTAAGGCCACATCATCTCTTCATACAAAGCATTAAGGCGATCCATATCTTCCCATAAACTATTTACTTTAGCAGCAGGGAATATGTTTTCTTCTGGTTCTAAGTTACCATGCATGTTAAGATACCTCCAATAGATGTTTTAGTATATATTTGTGTGCCCCAATTAGATACTTATTTTCTACATTGTTTTTCCAAATTGTCATGTTATCAATATCCAATTTGTTGACAAGGAAACGACCATCAGCATCTCTACCAAACCCTGCTTCAAAATCAACTAGAGTAAAACCAATCTGTTGAAACAAATCTTTCAGTATATAATCAAGGTCTATTATTCTCATGACATATGGTTCAACTGCATAACCCATTAGTCTTACTCTATCAAATGTAAGCAAAGGAGTTTTGTCAGTATCCAAAAAGAACTCAACGATAGGAGCATGATGTCCTTTACCACCATCAGCATGTGCTGTTTCTTTTGTATGAAAAATATACTGACCATCTTCTATACCTATAGTATCTGTGACCATAGAATCAGTAGCATAGTTTCTACAAACAACTCTGAACGGTGGTTGAGTGGTAGTCTCACCATATAATATGTTGTTTTTTTCTAGAATTTGTTGGAACTCTGTGTTAATCATTTTTTAAACTCCTTCTTTTCATAATCAAAGTTGGGGTGTGGTGCAGCAGATACTACTGGGTCTTTTGTTTTGTTCTTGATAACAATAAACTTATCAGCAGCAAATGTTCCTGCTAGATTTACCTCAATCTCATCAGTATCTTTCCAATTGATAGTACCATCCTTCTTGGTATGAAGCATTGCTTCTTGTATCTTATCAATTATTTCTTGAGTTAATTTCATAAGTTGGTGGGGTATGATGGTCGTTCCAATGTCTAATGTTACCTGCAACAATAAAACAGTTGGTAATTATAAGTTGGAGAAAGATAAAGGTTCTTATTAATGCTACAAAATCTGCTTCCCTATTGTCCTTACCAGATTTATCACCTAATGCCTTCGCCCATATTCTCCAGATCTTACTCATATCCAATGCGGTTTTCTGGATGGGTCACGAAGATAATTAGATGCAACCCAAGGTTTGCTTGATATATAACGCTTGTAAGCAGTAAAAGTGTCAATGCTTGTGTCAAATTTAAACCTGTCGGGTCCTGCGAACGCAAAAGATTTAGGATCATGT